AGGGAGTGCCTTAACCATGATGATTGAGTTTAATATTACAACAAGTCAACTGGCAATTATCTGGATTTTTGCTGGAATTGTCTGCATGGTACCAATGTTTATTCAGCTGACCTGGAAAAAGTTTTTCATTGTTCCTCTTGTTTTTTTATCCGTCTATTTAAGTTTTGTAACCAATAAAGAGTTTTTAGGTACCCCGTTATATGAAAAACCACAAAAATTTGTTCACAAATATCACGAAATAACACTGGACAATAATCAGAAATGGGTGACCATGTGGGCAATGGTAGATAACAAGGACAGACTTTATAAATTTCCCTATAACAAACAGATGGAACAGCAGTTAAAAAAAGCAAGAGAACGAGCAAGACAGGGTAGACCAACCCAAGGAGAATTTATCCCTAAAAATCCGGGAGAAAAAAATCCTACCGAAACCACCAAGGGCGGCGATTTGAAAATCTACGATTTCCCATTCCAAAAGATGTTTCCTAAAGATGCTGCAAATTAAAAATGATACGTTAGAATCATTAGGTTATTACACTAATCCCTGCAACGAATTTAATTTGAGCAAAGATCCAACCTATCTAATGGCTCCAAATGGATTCAGTCTCACTGAGCTAGAAATAGAACTAGTACGTGCCAACAATGGTAAATTTTACAGTGAAACTGACCTAGCACAAAAAACAGATTGGTTCATACAAATACCTAATGAAAAAGAAGGGGTGGTAATGAATCATAGTTTTATGCTATATCGCAGAGCGTACAAGGATGCAGCCAGTGAACAATTATGGCGATTGGCCAAGGAAAATCCTAGAATACACAGAGTACTACAACAACGCCCAAGATGGGGGTTAGACATAAGCATGGAATACATATTAGCAGATGGAACTATGTTTGAAATATTACACTGGGAGTATGATAGTGATCAATGGGAACCAATAGAGGATCTACGACAACAATATGAACCAAAAATACTTTCAATTGATTGGGAGGATGGCGCAAAACAAATGTTAAAACGCAAAGACGAATGGCACCATTTATCCTGGTTTCCGCAAAGCAAATACAAATGTGAATACTTTGGTTTTGTGCCAGAAAATTTTGGACAAGTTTTGTGGAAATAAAAAAATTGACCTACCAAATATTTTTAAGTAATATTAGCTATAACATGGAGTAACAAATGAGTAGCGATCGAGTTTTTAATCAAGAAGAAAAAGCCAAGCTAACCCAACTAATCAACGAAGGCCTCACAGTTATGCAGGAGATTGATGATCTCACCGAAGGCCTCAACGACACCGTAAAAGCGATTGCTGAAGAAATGCAGATTAAACCTGGTGTTCTTAAAAAAGCGGTACGCACAGCATACAAGGCAGACTTTGCTCGTCACAGCGAAGATCTAGCAGAACTAGAAAATATTCTTGCTACGGTTGGTAAACTACAGTAATATACTAGTATGTCTTATGTAGACGCTTTCTTTGACAGAGATCACGACAAAATCTACATTGTAGAACGTATATCGGGACGCAGGGAATACAGAGAATTTCCTGCTAACTATGTATTCTACTACAATGATCCGCGAGGTAAGTTTCGCACGATCTATGGTAATCCTGTAAATCGTTTTGCTACACGCAACGGCAAAGAATTCCATAAAGAAGTAAAAATGCATGGCAGCAAAGGAATTTGGGAAAGTGATATCAATCCCATATTCCGGTGCCTAGCTGAAAATTATCTAGGAGTTGATGCCCCTAAACTTCAAACCGCGTTCTTTGACATTGAAGTTGACTTTGATCCGGAACGAGGATATTCAACTCCTGAAGATCCATTTAATGCAATTACAGCAATAAGCGTATATCTAGGCTGGTTAAACCAATTGGTAACACTGGCAATTCCTCCACGCAGCATGAGCATCGAAACTGCTAGAGAGACTGTGGCAGGTTTTGATAATACATTTTTGTTTGATCGAGAAGAAGACCTGCTGGTAACTTTTTTAGATCTCATTGAAGATGCTGATATTTTAAGTGGTTGGAACTCAGAAGGCTACGATATTCCCTATACCATACAGAGAATTACCCGTGTACTCAGCAAAGATGATACAAGACGTTTCTGCTTATGGGGCCAATATCCCAAACAGCGAACATTTGAAAGATTTGGCGCACAAAATATTACGTTTGATTTAATTGGTAGACAACATCTAGATTACATGCAACTGTATCGTAAGTATACCTATCACGAAATGCACAGTTATAGTTTAGATGCTATCGGTGAATATGAACTCAATGAACGCAAGGTTGCCTACGAAGGCACATTAGACCAATTGTATAATCAAGATTTTTATACATTTATTGATTACAACAGACAAGATACCATGCTGTTACACAAATTGGATGCTAAACTAAAATTTATTGATCTAGCCAACGAACTTGCTCACGCTAACACTGTGCTATTACCAACCACCATGGGCGCTGTAGCTGTTACAGAACAGGCCATTATCAACGAAGCGCACGAGAAAGGATTGGTTGTTCCTAATCGTAGAAATAGAGACGGTGAACCCACCACAGCCGCAGGTGCTTACGTTGCTTATCCAAAGAAAGGCCTGCACGAATGGATTGGCAGCATTGACTTAAACAGTCTATATCCCAGCGTTATCCGCGCGTTAAACATGGCGCCGGAAACCATAGTCGGTCAGCTGAGACCAGTTATAACCGACCATGCCGTAAAAACTAAAATGGAAAAAGGAAGCTTTGCAGAAGCCTGGGAAGGCGAATTTGGAAGTAAAGAATATCAGGCTGTAATGAACATGGAGACTGGCACAGAAATTACCATTGACTGGGAGTCAGGTGACAGTGATACACTAAGCGCAGCAGATACATGGCGATTAATCTACGACAGCAATAAACCATGGATGCTCAGTGCCAATGGCACTATCATAACCTATGAAAAGAAGGGCGTGGTGCCGGGTTTGTTGGAACGATGGTATGCTGAACGCAAAGAGCTACAAGCAAAGATGCGAGAAAGCGAAGGCGAACAACGTGCTTTCTGGGACAAGCGACAGCTGGTTAAAAAAATTAACTTGAATAGTTTATATGGCGCTATTCTTAATCCAGGTTGTAGGTTCTTTGATCATCGTATTGGACAAAGCACTACACTCACCGGACGTTGTATTGCCAAACACATGGCAGCAAAAGTAAATGAACTCCTCACAGAAAAATATGACCATACTGGTGATTGTGTGATCTACGGCGATACAGATTCAGTTTATTTTAGTGCGTGGCCGGTTATTCATGAGCAAGTTGAACAAAGCAGAATGTCCTGGGGTAAAGAAGAATGTATTAGACTCTATGACCAGATCGGCGAAGCGGTTAATGAAACCTTTGCTGCATTTATGGAACGTGCTTTCCATTGTCCGCGGAAGAATGGCGAAATCATTGCAGCAGCAAGAGAAATTGTTGCTACCAAAGGTCTTTATATTACCAAGAAACGATATGCTGCACTGGTCATTGACACAGAAGGGTATCGAAGCGACACAGATGGCAAGCCCGGCAAAGTAAAAGCCATGGGCTTGGACCTAAAGCGCAGTGATACACCAAAAGTTATGCAGGATTTCCTCAGCGAAATATTGCTGGATGTGCTCACAGGCAAGAAGCAAGATCACATAATTGAACGCATCAAAGAATTCAAGCACGAATTTAAAAATAGGCCAGGCTGGGAAAAGGGTACTCCTAAACGTGTAAATAATTTGACCACATATACCGCCAAAGAAGATCGCGAAGGCAAGACAAACATGCCCGGGCATGTTAGAGCAGCAATGAATTGGAATTATCTGCGTAAACTTAACGGGGATAACTATAGCATGCAGATAGTTGATGGTATGAAAACCATTGTATGTAAACTAAAAAACAATCCATTAGGCTATACCAGTGTTGGTTATCCCACAGACGAAACACATCTTCCTCGTTGGTTTAAAGAACTACCTTTTGATGATGACGCAATGGAAGATACTATTGTAGATCAAAAGATTGGTAATCTTCTCGAAGTTCTAGATTGGAACCTCAAAGAAAAAACGCAGACAAAAAACACGTTTGACAGTTTATTTACTTTTGAGTAAACTACCCACATAAATATCTGCATGAGCAGATTATACCATAGCCATAGTTTATTAGATGCGTTTAAAAGACGAATCGCCGAAATAAACATTGATCTATCATCAACAGTTTTAACGAACAAAACCGTGTTAAACGATCAAATTCAAAGATTTAAATACAATAACCTTCATCAATCTTGTTTAGAAAATCTAGCATCAATTGAACACGCTGTTAATCTGTACAATGAAAATTTAAAAGAACTTAGCAACAAAATTAACACGGACCTACGTAAGGTGGAACAACAAATAATTCAGCGTGATTACG